TTCCCATGAGTGCCGGGCGCAGCGCATCGCCGCCCTGGTGCTGCGTTCGGGGATGATGGCCCAGCTGATAGCTGAAGCCGAGGCCGGCAACGTCGGCGCACATCGCCAGCTTGAGCGGATGCTGCAGAGCGAACGCAACCATGCCGCCGCCGAGCGCATGGCCGATGCGCCGAAGGCAAAGGTTGTTCCGAAGGGGTTGAAGGAACAGCGCAGGGACGCCGCGTGGGATGCCGGGAAGGCTGACGACGACTGGGGACCGCTGTTGCACGGCGAGACGGGAACGGCGCTGCCGAACTGATCGATGACCCTATCTGGCCCAGTGGTTCCGGGCGAATGGAGCTTTGCCTGTCCTGACTGGAAGGAGAGGCTGAGGGATGGGCGAAGCCTGATCCCGGATCTTCCACTTGACCGGGACATGGCGTCGCGGGCGGTGCGGATATTCAACAAGCTGCGCCTCCCGGATGTGGCAGGAAGGCCTGAGCTGCGCAACGCGGCAGGTGACTGGCAGCGCGATATCGTGGCGACCCTGTTCGGGTCGATGGACAGGACTGGCCGGCGAAGGGTTCGCCGCCTGCTGAACCTGATTCCGAAGAAGAACAGCAAGACGACCGGTGCGGCCGCGATCATGCTGACGGCGATCCTGATGGATGATGAGCCGAGGCAGATGTATTCGCTGCTGGGCGCCACGCAAAAGATTGCCGAGCGTGGTTTTGACCAGGCCGTGGGCATGATCATGGCGGACCCGGTGCTGAAGCAGCGGTTCCATGTGCGCAGCCACCTGAAGGCGATTGTCGACCAGGTAACCGAATCGACGCTGAAGGTGCAGACCTTCGACGAGAAGGTTGTGACGGGCGATATCCCCAAGGGGGTATTGATCGACGAGCTGCATATTCTGGGCAAGGTTCACTACGCCAAGCGGGTGTGGGGGCAAATCTGGGGCGGCATGGTTGCCCGCCCTGGGGCGTTCATGGTGGAGATCACCACGCAGAGCGATGAGACGCCTGCCGGGGTGTTCAAGGATGAATTGAGCCTGGCGCGCCGGATCCGTGACGGGGTTGTCACTGGCCCGGCCGCCAGTTCGCTGCTGCCGGTGCTGTACGAGTACCCTGAGGAATTCCAGCGCGACAAGGCGCAGCCATGGAAGAACCCGGACAACTGGCCGATGGTTCTGCCCAACCTTGGGCGATCGGTGCACATCGACCTGTTGCTGGAACAGTTTGCCGAGGCGCTCGAAAAAGGGCCCGAGGAAGAGCGCCGCTGGGCATCGCAGCATCTGAATATCCAGATCGGCATGGGCCTGCATGACGAGCGCTGGCGCGGGGCTGATTACTGGCCTGAAGCAGTGGAGCAGGGCCTGACTCTGGAAAGCTTGCTGGACCGCTGCGAGGTGGTGACGGTGGGTATCGACGGCGGCGGGCTGGACGATCTTCTGGGTTTTTCTGTTGTCGGCCGGGAGCGCGATACCGGGCAATGGCTGGCATGGTGCCACGCATGGGCGGTGAAATCGGTTCTCGATGTGCGCAAGGATATCGCATCGCGGCTTGAGGATTATGCCCGGACGGGTGACCTTGAGCTGGTTGACCAGGCGCAGGACATGTTCCTGGGCGTGGCGCGCCTGCTGGTGCGCATACGGGAATCGGGATTGCTGCCAGAGCTTGGGGCGGTGGGTCTTGATCCGGCTGACGTGGGCATGCTTGTCGACCAGCTGGAAAAGGAAGGTTTCGACGCTGGCGATGCGGCTGCCGGGCGGCGCGGGCAGCTTGAGGCCATACCGCAGGGCATGGGTCTGCTTTCAGCGATCCATACCGCAGAAATGAAATTGCACGACGGGATGCTGGTGCATCCCGGTTCGGAAATGATGGCCTGGTGCGTGGGCAACGCGAAGGCCGTGCAGAAGGGCAACGCCGTGGTGATCAACAAGGAAGTGGCGGGATCGGCCAAGATCGACCCGTTGATTGCCATGTTCTGCGCGATCAAGCTGATGGAGCGCAGCCCGGAGGCGGCCGCCGGCGGCGTTGACGATTGGCTGGCCAGCCTGCGGGTTGTGGTGTGAGCGGTATTCCCGCGCGGCCCAGCTGGTGGCAAAAGGCGTCCAGCGTCCTGCAGAACTGGCTGGTAACCGGGCCTTCGCCGAAGTTCCGCGACCCGGAGAATGCCGCATCTGGGGGAAGTTCGTCGGGAGTGACCGTCAACGACGCCTCGGCGATGCGGTTGAGCGCCTTCTGGGCCTGTGTGCGGCTGATCGCCTCGACCATCGGATCGATCCCCTTGCCGGTCTATACGCTGGACCGCACCGGGCGTCGGGTGGTGGCGCGCGACAGTGATCTTTACCGGGTGCTGCACGACAGCCCCAATGCGGACCAGACGCCGGTGGACTTCCTGGAGTTCGTGGCGATTTCCATGATGCTGCGCGGGGACCATTTCTCGCGCAAGATCATGGATGGCAAGCGCCTGATCGCACTGGAGCCGGTGAACCCGGCGATCGTCAGCGTCCGCCGGATGAAGTCCGGACAGATCAACTATCGCTGGACCGACAACGGCGAGAGTTTCGACCTGACCGACAATGACGTATTTCACGTTCGCGGCTTCGGCGGCGGGCCGCTGCGCGGACTCTCGACGCTGGCCTATGCACGTGAATCGCTTGGCGTGGCGATCGCCGCGGACCGGGCGGCGGCGTCGATCTTCGCCAACGGAATAAACCCGAGCGGGATCCTGGCGACAGACATGGCCCTGACGCAGGAACAACAGGCGGAAGCCGAGCGGCTGTTGCAGGCGAAGTACCAGGGGGCGTTGCGCAACGGCATGCCGATGGTGCTGGGCCATGGCTTGACGTGGAAGGCCATCACCATGAATGCCGACGATGCCCAGTTGCTGCAAAGCCGGGGCTGGAGCGTGGAGGAGATATGCCGGTGGTTCGGTGTGCCTCCGTTCATGATCGGGCATAACGAGAAGACAACAAGCTGGGGTTCGGGCATCGAGCAGATGCTGCTGGGCTTTCAGAAATTCACGCTCAATCCCTACCTGCGCCGGATAGAACTGGCGATCCGCAAGCAACTGATCGCGCCTGCGGAGCGCGCAACGGGGATGTACGCGGAGTTCAACCTGGAAGGCTTGTTGCGGGCGGACAGCAGCGGTCGCTCGGCCTTCTACAAGGCGGCCCTGGCCGACAAATGGATGGTGGTGAACGAGGTTCGCGCCAAGGAGAACATGGAGCCGGTGCCCTGGGGCGATGTTCCATGGGTGCAGATGCAGGACGTTCCGCTGGATCAGCGGGTGGCTGAAATCGAGGCAGAACTAAGCAACCTGAAAGCGAGGAAATCCGATGCGGGTTAAGCATGGCGGGCTGAAGCTCCGCGACTTCGATCTGGAGATCAAGGCGGCCGACATCGGCGAAGACGGCAGCTTTACCGGTTATGGTTCGGTCTTCGGGGTGGTGGACAGCTACCAGGAGATTGTCGCACCGAAGGCGTTCCGCGCCAGCCTGGCTGAACTGAAGGCGAAAAAGCGCCGGGTTCCGGTGTTGTGGCAGCACCGGTCGGAAAAACCGATCGGCGTTTATGACGAGCTGGCCGAGGATGAAACCGGCCTGAAAGTGACCGGGCGCCTGCTGATCGACGACGTGGAGCAGGCGAGGGAAGCGCTTGCGCTGATGCGGGCTGGCGCGGTGACTGGCCTGTCGATCGGCTACTGGGTGCGCAAGTCGAGCTATGACGAAAAGACCGGTATCCGCACCCTGACACAGCTCGATTTGGTGGAGGTAAGCCTGGTGACGTTCCCGGCCAACGACGAGGCCCGGATCGATGCCGTCAAATTCAAGCTCGCGCATGGCGAGATTCCATCCCTTCCCGAATTCGAGCGGTTCCTGCGCGAGGCAGGCTTCTCGAAAACGAAGGCTGCGGTCATCGCCGCCCACGGCCTTCCGCACCTGCTCCGGAGCGAGTCCGGCAGCGATCAGGCGAACGATGGCGCGAAAGCGCTCCGCGATGCCCTGGCAGGGCTCAAGCTGCCGAATCTGTAACAGGAGAAGTTTCGATGAACATGCAATCCCGTAGCGGCGAATTTGGCCGCAAGAATGGCGGCGCGACCGACGAGCGCGACCTGACCCAGCTGGCGGTCGATCTCAAGAAGGCGACCGACGACGTAAAGACCTTCGGTGAAAAGGCCGAAACCGAAATGAAGCGCCTTGGCACGATTTCCGAGGAAACCAAGAAATCAGCCGACGATTCGCTGATCGCCATGAACGGCATTTCGGCCCGGATGGACGAGCTTGAGCAGAAAATGGCCCGCCGTGGCCAGGAGGAGCCGCGCCGGGCAAAGTCCGCAGGTGAAGTGGTCTGCGAAAGCGAGGAGCTGAAGTCATGGCTTGGCGGCAACCGCAAGGGTTCGTTCGTGATGCCGGTGAAGGCGATCATTTCGTCGCTGACCACCGACGCCGATGGATCGGCCGGCGACCTGATCGTTCCCGATCGCGTCGCGCTGGTTCCCGGAACGCAACGCCGCATGACGATCCGCGACTTGCTGACGCCGGGCCGCACCAGTTCAAACGCGATCCAGTATCCGAAGGAAACGGGCTTCACCAACAGTGCCGCGACCGTCACCGAATCGGCGGGCACGGCCAAGGCGCAGTCGGAGATCAAGTTCGACCTGGTCACCACTTCGGTCACCACGATCGCGCACTGGGTTCTGGCAACCAAGCAGATCCTCGACGATGTGCCGATGCTGCAATCGTATATCGACGGGCGTTTGCGCTATGGCCTGGCCTATACCGAGGAAGCCCAGCTTCTGACCGGTGGGGGCACCGGCACCGACCTGAACGGCGTCTATACCCAGGCGACGGCCTATTCCGCGCCGATCACCCCGTCGGCAGCGGGCAACATGTCGAAGATCGACATCATCCGCCTTGCG